TCCCCATCGCCATAGATCATTCCGCACGCGTCACAGGTATACCAGATAATCTCGGATGGCAACGACCAGCCATCAGGTATCCTGTATGCCATGCGGAACACTTCAGAGCGCCCTGCATTAGGGTGTATATATTCATTTTCACAAACGGGACATGATCTCATTTCCTTATTCTTTCTGCAAACTCTGCGCGGTCTGTGTCTATCGAGTCCGGTAATGCCTGCATGTAGTCGCAATGATGACAGGCGGCATTTTCGTGTTTTCGCCCCTCAAGATGCATCAGTCTAAAATTCCGTAATCGACTACCTTTCCAGATGTCAACAAGGCTTTCATTATTGACATCTCCGATTCTGTGCCAGTGACCCCAATCGTCGTTACATATAGAAATGTCGCCGTTCGAGTTGACGGTGAGCATATACATAACAAGTGGGCAAGCCACTTTGGGAGTACGCGGCGTTCCGTCAAAACTTTTATCAGTTCCCATACGGAAATCTCGCTTTTCACTAGCACTCCAGCCGTGTAATCCTTCAACCGTGATGTAATCACATCGGTCTGCAAAGTCATCATAATATTTTTCCTTATCCGCCTCACTAAGGCCTATATCCGCAATCTTGACTGATACGCCCATGTTGCCGCGTCGCTGGTACAAATCCAACACACCCGTGCGGTATTTTTCATAATCAATCCTCACTCCTGCAATGTCGTAAAATCCCTGCGCGTGTACGTGCTGTACGGATATGCCGATCATGTCCAGCCCGCACGATACCAGATTAGCATTCATTGCGGGTGAAAGCAAACTGCCATTTGTTTTCAACCATATCTTTTCGGTAACATCCGCGTCCTTGAGGTAGCGTACCATATCGCAGAAGCGGGGATGGATAAGTGACTCGCCATCTTTATACATATTTATCATCTTCAGCTTGCGCGGGAAGGCTTTGAGATCTTCCACAACCTTGCAGAATAAATCGAAGTCCATCAGCTTGTTTTTCCTGCCGACCTTGCGAAGTAAATCCGTGTCACCAGTGGGACAATATCGGCATCTAAAGTTACACGTATTTGTCGGCTCGATGAACATAGTCCACGGGGCAGGCAGCGGCACAACGTCTATCAGCCGTTCGCGCCGTTCTCCGCGCAGGTCTTTTGCCTGGATTACTTTAGCCATTCTTCGCCATCCATCCCCCATCAACCACAATGGTCTGCCCATATACATAGGTGCTATTCACCAGATACATCAGCGCATCCGCCACCTCATCCGGTTCGCCGAACCTGCCAGCAGGCGTTATGCTTTCCAACAAGGCGCGCCGTTCATCGGATATATACTCCCGCGTCATATCCGTCTCAACTAACCCAGGTGCTATGGCGTTGACGTGGATCTTCGGCGCTAACTCGATTGCCATTGCACGCGTCAATCCGAGCAACCCGTGTTTGGCGGCCACGTAACCAGAGATGTTTCTAGCACCCTGAAAAGCGGATGTACTCAGGATGTTTACGATATGCCCGCCGTTACGACTCAGCATGTAACGGGCGGCCTGTTGAGATAAGTCGAAGGGCGCAGTTAACATCAACTCTATTTGATCCCGCCACATGGAAAGCCAATAAGTCGTTACAGGCGCATGATGTTGACAACCCGCATTGTTGACGATAATATCAATCCCGCCTAGTCCCATAACAACCATGTCAATGATGTATTTCCGATCTTCTTTGTTCAACAAATCGGCTCTGATATACAGGTCACAATCATCAGGGGCGTCCGGCGATCTACCCATCACTGCAACAGAATGACCTACCGCCTTTAGCGCCCGCACACACGCCAGCCCAATGCCGCGCGTTCCGCCTGTAACCAGTGCAATCATAGAGCCGCCCCGCATTGTGTACAGGTATTGGCGTCCTTTTCGTTAAGTACACCACAATAAAAACAACGTGGTTTATAGGGGTCGGCCTGTACAAAATCAATCTTTCCCCCCATAAACTTCTCGATTTTTTTCATGGCTTCCGCCATTTCGTCTAAATGGAGGGGAGACACACCCAATAAAACAAAATCAACATTAATTCTAAGGGCCGCGCCCATCTCCCTGTAGTATCTATGCCCCTGGGATGTTAAAGACATTTTCATTCGAAACCTTTCTACACACCCATTGTAAACAGATTCAATGTGTGTACCGTGCAATCATCGGCATCGGTTGTGTTACCAACGAACATTTCAAGATAATCATTCGTAGTCATGGATGTCATGACGTGCATTGCCGTACTCTTGATGTCAGCCGCAGTGGCGACCTTCATCAAAACTTTGGATGAGGCAATGACAGTCCCATTCTTGGCTACCCCAAAAACAAACGTATCGTTAGCAGAGGCGGGCGCAATGGATATGGTACAGGCGATGTGAAAATTCTTTTCTGTTACTCCCGTATATCTCAGCCTGCCATTGTCCGCTCCGCCGTTATCGAAATCAAGCATATTTTCAAATATTGTGACGGGCGCGGCCTTGACCATATTGGTACTGCCATCCGATTGTGCCGCAATAGATATGTTCGTTCCGGTAGTGCTGAAATAGGAAATCTCGCCCATCGGAACCACCAGCGCCTGTAAATCTGCAATGCTTATCGTTGTAGCGACGGGCGCTGATGTAATGGCGACCGAGATTGTCGTGTCTGATACGGATGCCGCTATGGTGGTTTCAGTGATTGCGACATTGATGGTCATGGATATTTCCTAATGGTGAAATCACCGGCCAATACGCGCCGCGCAAGACCGCTTACAACCCACGTCAAATAATATTTGTGCGTACCTTGTCCCAGTGTGGCAATCTGTGTATCCGTCAAACTGATGGTGATCTGCCCATTGGTCAGGTCTGTATTTGAGATGGTGAAGGCTGTCAGCGGGTTATCCTCCGGCTGCTTGACCACGTACCCGGAAAAGGTATATCCCGTCAGATTGATGTCAAAATCCACAAGATAGGAAAAGTCATCATCGACCGAAATCACAATATCCAAATCGGCAGGTTCCTGGTTTAGTGTTGTCATAGGTTGTCTCTTTTCGTCATTGATTGACTATGTTTAGAATTGTATCATACGCCTTCGGGCTTCGACGTTGGTCTGTGCGCGATAGACTGCAATCACACTTCCAGCCTCCGCATTCAAGCAGGGCATTCGGCCCTCCCTGCGGATGTACTCCCAACTCATCCCATTCCTTCGCAAACGCCACGATACCATTCAGCGCGCCACATGTCGTACAATGTTGCTCAGTCGCGCCCAATTGCCATATCAATCTATCGCCGTTCTCAAGTGCTATCAACCTGAGTGCTTCGTTATACGCCTCCACCCATCGCTGTGCCCACAAATTTGCGCGATTGATGAGTGGCACGATGCTTGTCTCATCCACCCTTGCATTAACGATGTCCCGATAGAATTGGTCAACGTGTTCGTATTGCGTCAATATCAGGCTTTCCAACGCTGAACGGAGGTAGGGGGGCAGTTCGCTGAAATAACCCTCGTCCGCCCACGCCCGCATGTACGCATCCTCTAACTGCCCGGAGATAAGATTTGCCAGTGTGTCTATGAACACTCCGCCGATGAAACCCTGATACACGCCCTCCACCAGTCCTACAATGGCGGATAAAAAGAACTCATACGTCTTGTATTCGGTCGGCTCACATATCTCCCGCCGCGCCTTTGCGGACAAATGCGGAATGACCTCCGGCACGATCCGCACAGTGGCACGCAGGGAAGCAAGCAGGATCGTCTTGTTCATTTTGTCGATTCAATCGCTTTCTCGATCACACCCACCAGCGACTTGATAGCCTCCGTCTGCCCGTCCAATCTATATATTTCAGTCCTGTACTCAGGAGCGTGCGTCTTAGTAGACTCAAGTTCGAACGCCTGCATAATGTCGTATTCATTCTTTGCGTTTGCCAGCTTGATACGTATCGGCGCGGCAATCTCTTCCCGTAAATGTTTGTTCTCCCAATCCACCGCCGCGCCCCTGTCCTTGAGATGCCACGCCTTCGCCTTCGAGTACCACAATGCCAAATCCTTGACCTCATCGGCGGTTAGAGTCTTCTTCGGCGGCGGCTTGCTTGTCTCGAATGTTTCCTTGCTGGCCTCTTCCTTGTCTGCGTCCCCGCGCTGGGGGATGGGCTTGCCATTCGCATCCACCTTGCCCTGTGTAAGCATATCATCCTGCTTCTGCTTGTCCTCCTGCTTTGTGGTAATAATCTTGTCGAGTTGCCCCTGTTGTTCTTTTGTCAGGTCATAGCCTAATATTTCCATGCCCAGCTTTGCGGTTGATGGTTCGGTGGTAATGGCAGATACAAGATTATTCAGGGATAGCGCACGCTTGCTCTCGTCTGATTGGAATATGTCCAGCGTCTCAAGCGCAAAGCGCATGGAGTACCCGTATTGCAAAAATAACTGTTCGCTGAATACCTCCTGAATGGTCTGATAGATGCCAACAAAACGCGACGCGCTATACCATTGTTTCCTCAACCCGTCGAACTCGGATGCAAAAGCGTTGTCGCTCATGAATAAGGCAGTCGGGATGCCGAATGCATCCGCAATGCTTTCTTTCGCGTCACGCCGTATCTCAAGATACGATTGTTTCAGTTCGTCCATTCCAGCACCGACACGGATGAGCGTAAGCGCGTCGGCATTGATGATCTTTGCCAGTACGTCGAAACCGCCGCGTAAAAGCCTGTCAAAAAATCCCTCCGTCTTTTGTCTCTCCAAATCCTGTACCATACCCTTTGCACCCAACAACGTGATCGGAACAAAGCCGCGCTCTCCATAGATGTTCATCGTGTTCTTGAGGTTGAAGACAAGTTGCGCATCCAGCGCCGCATTGCCAAGCGGGTGGTTTTGCGCGGGTCCAATCTCAACATCCGAATCAGGGAGCCAGAAATAGATCAACTCCTTTGGGTTGTACCTGTCTGTTTTCCCCTGGTCGCTGGCACGGTCGAAATACTGCAATCCCTCCCGCCGTATCTGTGGCTGGATGGTATGCGGTGCGGCATATTGCAAATCGAATATTAGTTTCGGGGTGCGGGTCGGAATGATATACGCCTGCCCACCGCATAGGGATGATGCAATCAGATAAATAAGTCGCTGTGGATTATCAAGCCCGCCCAGTTTGTTCCCCCATTTTTTCCCCTCCGCCGATGAGTCGAATACATTCCCGCTCTTGTCAACAATATCAAACGGGAGTTTGGATACCGCCGTCGCAGTCATATCCACTGCATGTGCCAGATCAGGAACCAGACGCTTGAGCGCGGCATGGTTACTTCCCCCACCTGAGCGGGACGCCTTTAGAAATCCTTCGATGCCGCCCCACGGCGAGAAGTCAAACCCCTTTCTCGCCGCGTCCTCCGCCATAATAAAAGGTGTATTTTTCATTTTTCCTCAGCTAATCAGCCAGTTCTCCACCATGTCCTGCTCATGCGCGTATCTGCCCGCCGCTATAAGATGATCGTTTGTGTCATTCGGCTTGAGCATCGCATGTCCCCCCGCATCCTCCTGCCAGTGAGCCGTGCTTATCTCCATCTTCGTGTTGATACAATTCTTTTCGATGATGATCTCCTGCTGTTGCAGCCATTGTATACCATGCAGCACACTATCCTTACCTTTCGCGGCGGCGGTTGCGCTAACACCGTATTGCTGTAACTCTACAATGCTCTTAGGCTCTGCGCTATCACACACAACCGGACTACCGCCTA